GTTCCTTAGAGAATTTCCTCCCCTTTGGCCATATTCTTTGGTTAATTTGCTATCCAGCATCCAATCTCTTATACCTCCTTCACCTCCTATACATAAATTTAGACAGAATGGATCTTTTAATATGGACTCATTAACAATTTCTTTTTCCCTTTCTGCTAATGATTTCCTATCATCTAAAAATTCTAGTATCTCCTTGATATGAACCTCTAATCCATGTTTTCTAATAGAGTTTCTAATCCTTTTTCCTCCTCCCATGTAGCCATCCTCTAAGTTATCCGTAGAATGCATTCCTATATAATAATTCCCATTTTTAGCGTTAGTTATTCTATAGATATAGTGGAATTTGTGTGCGGTCCTTGCCATTTTAATTACTTTTATCCTATATATCTAGGTTTGGTGTACAAAAATGCGCCGGTGATCTAGGGGGGAATCGAACCCAATCCGTCACGAAACCGAAGGGTGGGCTTCGGCCTGCTCTACCACTGAGCTACTAGATCTTTTTGTGGCGGGAGAAACGATATCTAGGGTATGAACCTAGTCTCTATCCCGCGGTTTAAAATAATCCAGAGTATAATTATAAACAGGTGCATGATACCAGTTCATGCCCGAGTCCCCTTGTTTTTAAAAGCCCTGTCCTCTTGCTTTCTGCCATTTTTAACCTAAGTAAACTATCCGAAGATGGAATGTTAGGCATACCAGACAGCTTGTGGTATTTTTCTTCATAGATAGTGTCCTTTTTACGGGACACAGTTTGAATTTTAGAAGTAACTGTTTATTGACTACTGGATAATGTGTTTATTAAAAATAGGAAGTAAGCGGAATGAGTGTTTTTTCGATCCGTATGAAGTAACTCACCCCTGACTATCCGATTTTTATTTGTTTGTTTGGTTTTATAATTTCAAAGAACTTGTTTTATAGTTTGCATAAGATAAAAAGAGAGAAGTAATCGGAATGAGTGTTTTTATATTTGCCGTATGAAGTAACTCACTCCTGACTATCAGTCTTTTTATTTTATAATTGTTTTTATTTATTAGAACGGAATGTATATATGAAAGAACGAAAAGAAAGGCGAATTGGGTGGGTTTTCTGGATTTATTAAAAGTAAATTGAAGTAACCCAAATCTTGACTATTTCGTTTTTTTCTTTGTTGTTATATCGACGTAGGCAAGGTTAGTTTCGAATTAGATCTCAACTTTCTTTACCTTTTCGATGTGAAATTCGGGATTAAATTCGCATTTAGAGATATCCTCAAACATGCTGAATCCATATCCATAGTAATACCTTACCTTTGGACCTGCTATAGGATTTGTACCATATCCGCATAGATCTACTGAGTAGACATAAGGATCGCTTACGTTCTCAACAAATTTTCTGTACATCTCGTATGTGGAACCAACGTTGCACTCATTGTCGGATAATATAAAAACCCTATCATACGAATTTCCTGATTCAGAAGCGCATTGCCAAGCTTTTGAAAGGTTTGTTCCACCCATCCCTCTAACTATCTCTTTAGACATAGTAAATACATCCTGATTTGGATTCCATGATACGTATTCGGCTGATGAGCCAAACCTAATGATATCTGCATCGGTTGCTTTGGCTATGGTTGACGCAATTAGGGCAGCCTTATCCATACAGCTAGAGGAATATATCTTACCTCGGATCTTAGCATCATTTATTCTAGTGCTCATGGATCCTGAACAGTCTAGCATTACCAGGTTTCTTCCTTTCAAAGCTTCCTTTAGATTAGGAATAGAATCCTCGTAAGACTTAGCCAGTGTCTTAACCAGAGATCTAGAATTCTGACTATTAAATTCTGAATTAATAACCTCGATTGCCATATCTATTTGGTAAGGCATAATCTTGCCAGAGAGAATCATGTTGGTGTCACCTAATAATTCCTCCAGCATGTCTAGTGTATCCCTGTCCGCATTGGTTTTTAAGATGGACCTAATGTTTCTAAGAGCAGCTAAGATTCCCAATGACTTATCTGTTAAAAGTCCTTTCCAGTTATCAGCCTTTGCCTCTTTTAAAACATTCTCCGCTTCAGCTTCAGAAATCTTTCCTTCTTTAACTGCCTGAGCTACTATTTGGCCCGCTTCGGATTGAGCTACCTCCCATGTGTCAGCAGATACCTTTAATCCTCTAATAACTGCACTAAGGACCTCTACCGATTTACCATCCACCTCTACCATCCTAGCTTCCTTTTCGTTTGGCTTAGGGTGAACGAGGTTTATGATATCGATTAATCCTTTTTTGTATTTAAGGATAGAGTATGAATCTAAGGACTCCAAATTATTCTTGAATGCCTTTTTCATTGCATTTGGAATAGCTAAAGATTTGCCCTCACCGTTCATGTGAATCGCTTGAAAATACTCTTTAATCCTTACCATATCATCTGGACGATAGACCATTCCGCCTTTTTTAGCCTTTTTGTTCCATAGTCCATAAAGTCTCTTCGACCAATCGAGTCCTGAGATGTGTGGAGATAAGAAGACAGATGCTAATTGTGTTACCGTTCTCATTCCGTCTGCTATGCATCTAGAATAGACTATACACTGTGCAACAAAATATGGATCTTCCTTTGCACACTCATCCACGGTTCTTTTTAAATCAACAACCGCCTGTGGAGCAGATCGATAGAACTGATCATCGATCTTAATAGTGTTAAGCATGGTAAGCAATTTATGCCACTTATCCTGAGCGTAAGCCTCGTGACCTGAGATGTTCTCAGTATCTGGAGCCGGAACAGAAATGGAAGCTACCAAATTGTCCTGTGGCTTTAAACCTGAAACTAACTCGCTTATCGAAATATTCCTACGCTTTGTCATAATGGCTGCAAAAGTAGATGATTCCGGCCGAATTAAAAAACTTAGAAATGTATTTTCTAAGTTTATTTAGCTTATTGATATAAAGGGAATTCCTTCATGAATGATCTAACTCTTTCGCCAACACTTTTCAAAATCTCATCATTGTCATGATTGGATAAAGCTTCGTCGATTAGAGTAGCTATTTTCTCCATGTGTACTTCTTTAAGACCCCTTGTTGTGATAGCAGGAGTTCCTATTCTGATACCAGATGTGATAAATGGACTTCTTGTTTCGAAAGGAACAGCATTTTTGTTCACTGTGATATCACACTTAACAAGTGTGTTCTCAGCCAATTTGCCTGTTAGATTCTCATCCTTAGATCTAAGATCGATTAGCATCATGTGATTGTCGGTACCTCCGGAGATCACAGAATATCCTCTTTTTACCATTTCCTCAGATAGACGCTTTGCATTCTTGATTATCTGCTCGCAGTATTCTTTGTACTCCGGTTTAAGTGCCTCCCCAAATGCTATTGCTTTGGCAGCAATTACGTGTTCCAATGGTCCGCCTTGAGTTCCTGGAAAAACTGCACTATCTAAAACTGAGCTCATCATTTTTCCTGTGTTTGGATCAACGAAGTCCTCACCTATCATAATCACACCACCTCTTGGACCTCTGAGTGTCTTGTGTGTTGTAGTTGTTACGATGTGACAGTGAGGAATTGGATTATTAAGTAATCCTTGTGAGATTAATCCGGATGGATGCGAAATGTCCGCTAATAGGATTGCCCCGACTGAATCGGCTATGCTTCTGAGTCTTATGTAATCCCAGTCCCTGCTGTAACTGCTAGCACCGCAGATGATTAGCTTTGGCATCTCATCTTTAGCTATCTGTTCAACCTTATCCCAATTGATTAGTCCGGTTTCTTTTTCAACCCCATAGAAAAATGGACTGTATAATTTGCCGGAGAAATTAACAGGAGAACCGTGTGTTAGATGTCCGCCGTGGCTTAGATCAAACCCAAGTATCTTATCACCAGGTTTTAAAATTCCCAGCATCACTGCTGCATTTGCCTGCGATCCTGAATGCGGCTGGACATTAGCCCATTGGCAATTGAAAAGTTCTTTTATTCTATCGATGGCTAGATTCTCAATCTTATCAACTATCTGGCATCCGCCGTAGTATCTTTTCCCTGGTAATCCCTCTGCATACTTATTAGTTAACACAGATCCGGTAGCCTTCATTACATTAGGGCTCACAAAATTTTCACTAGCAATCAGCTCTATTCCTTCTTGCTGGCGTTGTAATTCCTGGTCTATCAGGCCGAAGATTACCTCATCCAAAT